CCTAATATGATTGTATTGAATGCGGATCGTGGTGAAACAGGATTCATCATTGGTGATACACCAATGAGACTTCCAGATGATGCTACTGCAATTCAAGCATGGGCAACTAATGCCGCAGGTGCAACATCAACAGGCGAAGATGGTTTAGTATCACGTAGTACTTACATGGGTCTATTCTATCCATCAGGTATCACATCTGACTTGAATGGTAACTTAGTTGCTGTTCCTGCATCACACATGATGATTCGTACATTCTTACGTAATGACACTGTTGCTTATCCTTGGTTAGCACCAGCTGGTACTCGTCGTGGTATTATTGACAACGCAACTAACATTGGTTATGTTGATCCAATAACAGGGGAATTCATTACTATTAAGACACGTATTGGTATCCGTGATGTATTGTATACAAATCAGATTAACCCAATGGTATTCTTCACAGGTAACGGATTACTTAACTACGGTAACAAGTCAAGTTTCAACTCACAGTCTGCACTTGATCGTATTAACGTAGCACGTTTGATTGCTTACATTCGTAGACAATTGACAATTGCCGCTAGACCATTCGTATTCGAACCTAACGATGCATATACAAGACAGCAGATTCAGGGTGTTGTACAAACACTTCTTGTTGATTTGGTAGCAAAGCGTGGTGTATATGACTATCTAGTAGTGTGTGATGAATCTAACAACACACCTGCAAGAATTGACAGAAATGAACTTTGGATTGACGTTGCAATCGAGCCTGTTAAGGCAGTCGAATTCATCTATATCCCAGTTCGTGTCTTCAACACTGGTGAATTATCATCGCTATAAAGAAATGAGATGGGTGCCTCTTAGTGAGGCACTCATTTCAAAAGATAAATATATCTAACAGGAGAATATAAAAATGGCAACAGCCTCACAATCATTGTTCAACATGACCGTAGCGTCTGATAATGCTGGTGGCAACCAAGGTCTTTTGATGCCCAAACTTCAATTCCGATTCAGAGTTAACTTTTTGAACTTTGGTGTTGATGCTACAGGTGGCCTACAGTTGACAAAACAAGTTATCGATTGCGCTAGACCGCAAGTACAGTTTGACGAAGTTACACTTAATGTGTACAACTCAACTATGTACGTTGCAGGTAAGCCAAAATGGCAACCACTTTCAGTCAACATTCGTGACGATGCTTCAGGCAGCGTTTCGAGAGCAGTTGGTCAGCAACTACAGAAGCAGTTCGATTTCGTTGAACAAGCATCTGCGGCAACTGGTCAAGACTATAAGTTCCAAACTAACATCGAAATTCTTGATGGTGGTAACGGTGCTCTTGCACCAACAGTACTTGAAACTTGGGAACTCTATGGTTGCTTCTTACAGCAAGCAAACTATCAGACACTCAACTATGGTACAAGTGATCAAGTAACAATCGCATTGACAATTCGTTATGACAACGCAATTCAGTCACCACTCGCTTCTGGCGTTGGTGCAAGTGTTGGTCGTGCGTTCAACGGTTCTACTGGTATCGCAACAGGTATCGGTGGACAGACTTAATTAAGGTCATAGGTTAATATGGCCGGGTTTGTACAAAACCTTCTAAAAGACGCTGCCGGAGCATTCTTCGGCAGCGACTACCTTAGAGATTATACTCACGCTTCTAAAACCTTTAGGACTAATTCTTATCAGAATGCTCCTAAATTCAAATTCCTTTTCCACGTTTACTTTGAAATCGATAGAGATGCATTTTTGGGTTTTAACGGCGGCAGAACCGGCACCAATGTAAGTTTTGATACTAATTTTGGTATTTTAGTTAAAGACGTAAAACTTCCGTCTTATAGTATGAACACTGTTCAACTTAATCAGTATAATCGTAAAAGAATTATTCAAACAAAGATTAAGTATGATCCAGTAGACATTACTTTCCATGATGACAATGGTGACACTGTTAATGGTCTTTGGGAAGCATACTATCAATATTACTATAACGATAGCAAAAAGCCTGGTGTAGTGTTTGCCGGTAAAAGAGGAGGCGGACAAGCGCCTACTGGTACTGGTGTTAATGATTACAATACTAGAAATACATATCAACCATCAATCACCGGAGATGATGATTGGGGCTTCAACAGTGTTTCTGCTACTGATAGTGAAGTTAAACTTCCTTTCTTTAAGAATATTACTATATTTGGTTTTAATCAACACAACTTTACTGCATATACATTAGTAAATCCTATTATTACTTCATTTTCGCATGACACATACAATTACAATGAAGGTAATGGTATCATGCAAAACAGAATGTCATTAGATTATGAAACAGTAGTATATAACTATGGTGCATTAGATGGTAGAGCACCGGGCGATATTGTCACTGGATTTGGTGATGTTGCAACATATGACAGAACAGAAAGCCCAATTGCTAAATTAGGCTCAAACGGTACTATCCTTGGTCAAGGTGGTTTGATTGACGCAGCCGGTGGTACGTTAGATGCTCTTGGTAAGGGAGATATTCTCGGTGCAATTAAAACTGCTGGCACTGCATACAATACATTTAAGAATACTAATCTTAAAACTGTGTTAGCAACTGAATTAACTACTGGATTACGTAATGCAACTTCAGGTACACCTAATGTAACACGTAATCAATTGTTTGACTTCCCTGCTCTTGGCGTACTACCAAGTTTAATCAATACTGCAAATGCTCCCGTAACGGCTGGCAGAACCGGACCCGCTCCTATTACACAAGAACCAGTAGCCGGTTCTCAATATAATGGGGAAAACTTAACTACTGTACCAAGACCTAGAATCGGTGGACGCGGCGGATAAATCGCCAAATTTGTAACAGATTAAAGTTGCATAAATAGTATTATGGCAACTATTCAACGACAAACAGATCAAACCGTACTCATTTACGACAACTTTTACAACATTAACCTTGTTGTAAACGCTGCCGACTATGATGTTGTGTATTCCTTTTTTAAGGGTGCATCAAAAAATTCTCAAATTGCAGGAAACTTTACTGTATTTCTTTTTAGAATCGCACAAGAAGCAAGCGTAAATGTACTTGAATTACTTGAAATCATTAAAGGTCAACCAAACAAATTACAAATGAACAAAGTCATTTGCTATTACTTGAACTCATTCAAATCTAAAACAGCGTTATATGGTATCAGTTCCGTACCTAGACCCAATGAATCTGTTCAAAGAAACATAGTGTTATGATATGGGTAATTGGGCACAAGGCTTCTTTCAACCAAAAAATCCTCAGAAATATGTAGGTAAACATAAGCCGAGATATCGTTCTGGTTGGGAACTTACCTTTATGACGTTCTGTGATACTAACAGAAACGTACTCTATTGGGCTAGTGAGTCAATGGCTATCCCTTATCGTCACCCTATTACGGGTAAACCTGCTAATTATATCCCTGATTTTTTCGTAATGTATGAAAATAAGTTTGGCAAAAAGTTGGCAGAAGTAGTTGAAATCAAACCCAAAAAACAAAGTTTAATTGAAAGCAAAGCAGCCAATGCTAAAGATCGTATGGTTGTTGCTATTAATCATGCCAAGTGGGCAGCCGCAATGGCCTATTGTAAAAGTCAAGGATTTTCTTTTAGAGTAATTACAGAAGATGATTTGTTTTACAATGGAAGAAAAAGAAAATAAATACTTGCATGACACGTAAATTAGAAGAACTTTTTGATATGGCAGCGGGCGAGAAGAACGACCTCACTGAACCACTGCCTGAACAAACACAAGAAGTAACAGCAGAAGCACTAAACAACTTAGAAAAGATTGAAAATGCTCTTCCGCAAGTTAAAGGTTTAGAAGCCGCTGATACTGAAATGGATGAACTTGCAACATTAGCAACATCTAGTTATAAAGACTTAATGGATTTAGGAATGCAAGTAGATAGTCGTTTTGCTAGTGAAATCTTTAACAGTGCAAGTAGTTTCTTAGGACATGCTATCACTGCTAAGACTGCTAAAGTTAATAAAAAACTTAAAATGCTTGACTTACAGTTAAAGAAAGCAAGTTTGGATCAAAAGAATTCATCTAAATCAGAAGAAATTGAGAACACACCGTTGGGAGAAGGCAAAGCCTTAGATCGTAATGAGTTGTTAAAGATGCTCAATGTAAAAACTGACAATAAATGATAAATATGTCATACGGGAAATCAAATATGAAAAGCCTTAAACAGTACATTACAGAAAGTGTTCATCTTTATGAATACACTATTAAAATCGCCGGTGAGTTCGATAAGAACTTCCTAGACCTATTTAAGTATAACTTAAATAAGTTTGATCCAGTTGAAATTGGTGAGCCAACTCAGACTCCTATTCAGAAGGACCCATATGGGTTTCCTAATCTGTCTAATCAGTCTGTAACTATCATTAAGTGCAAGTTTCGTTATCCAGCAACTGAGCCAATGGTACAGCAAATGGCACAATTACTTGGTCATCAAGTTGACTTTGTAAGATTGATTAGCACTAAGTTCAACGATAGCATCAATGCAGAAGTTGAAGGCTATGCTAATGAAGCAAGTCACAGCCCATTGTTAATGCACACTGAATTAGAAGAAATGCCTGGTGCTAAAGATGCATCAAAGGCTTATGGTGATTCATATTTGCAGAGCATTAAAGATCAGGCTCAAAAATCTAAAATGAATATTCCATATGCAGGTCAAAAGACTCCGGATGCATTTGATCCATTCAAACCATATTTGGATGACAAAAAGTTGGGCGACAATAGTCCAATGACTAAAATTTCTCGCCCCGCCAAACCTCGTACTGGCGCAATGGGTTAAACACTTAAAGGAATACAAAAATGAACTTCAAAGATATGCTCGAAAAGATTAGCCAGTTATCAGAGGCTACTGAAAAAACAAAGACAGGCACTAAGCACACTGCGGATGCAGGTGGCTATGGTCGTAGGTATGACGTTGACCAAGATGGTGAAGAAAAGAAAGATAAAGATCCTGCTGTAAAACGTGGTCGTGGACGTCCTGCTAAAGGCAGTGATGATACCGGCACTGTTAAGAAATATGACACTAAAGGTGTTGGTGATGTATTCGGCGGCGGCAAGAAGCCAAAGAAAGAAGTAGGCACTGTTTCTAAGAAGAATACTCTTAAAGATTGGTTCGAACATATGGAATCAAAGATGCTTGCAGAAGCAGAACAAGTAACTATGGAGCCAGCAAAGCAGAACACTCAAGTTATCAAGCAAGGTAGTAAAACAATAGGTACAGTTTCAAATCCACAGTTGGCTGCACAGATTAAGCAGTCAATTGGCAAGGGTGAAATGAGTCTTGCCGGTGACCAACTTGGTGAAGAAGAAGAAAATTACAGTGCTAAGAAAGCACGTGCTGGTAAAGATATTGGCAAGCCAGGCAAGAACTTTGCTAAGATTGCAAAATCAGCAGGCAAAAAGTATGGTTCTAAAGATGCAGGCGAACGTGTAGCAGGCGCTATTCTTGCTAAACTACGTGGCGCACATGAAAGCGTAGAAGAAGCAGAGATTCCATCATCATCAGGCGTAGATACTATTGGTGCAGGCTTAGGTGCCGGTCGTAGTCAAACTACACTTGAAGGTCGTGCTAAAGTAGGTGAGAAAAAGAAATTACCTTCAATGGCACACATTAAAAAAATGTGCAAAGACGGAAAGTCTGTAGCAGAAATTTGCAAAATGCATCCTGATTGTGATCAAAAAGAATTAAAACAAATGGTGGCTGATTGCAAAAAGACACTAGATGAAGCCTCAATGCCAATGAAAAAAGTCGATGGCAAAAGTGTCCCAGCGTTTGCGGCAGATGGCAAGGGTAAAAATGATTTAAAGAAAAAGAAGGCGGTAAAAGAAGGTATGAGCCATAGATTACAAGCGGCCCGTTTAGAGGGTAAAGCACACGGACTTAAGGGTCATTCACATTGCGGTAAAAATTATCAAGACATGGAAGAAGCACGTGTATATCACGAAGGCTACAAAGAAGGTCTAGATGAATGCTATGGTCAGATGCCAGTTCGAGGTCTAGTTGGTGAAGGTGATCCGGCAGCAACAGTTCCAGGCATGGATTCACAAGAAATGGAAACAATGACTACTATGGAAGACGATATGTACGAAATGGATAAAACTGCGTACATGAAGCAACAAGCAATCAAGACTCCAGGCAATACATTTAAAGCATTTGGTCAAACAATGCATGATAATGACGTTTTAGATGAATTTGCATTTGAAGCATGGGACAGAGAACTTAGCAATCTTCTTACCGAAGGTGAAGACAAGATTGAAGAAGGCATGACTGTTTCAATCAGTAAAGGTCAGCAAGGTGCTCCTGATTCAGTAAGCATTTCAGCACAAGATGCAGAAGCAGAACATCTACTAGCATTTGTAAAGAATGCAGGACTTGGTCTATTCGGCGATGACGCACAACACAGTGACTATGGCGCACCAAAAGGTGACAGTTCAGAAAAGAATGCACCAGGTGGTATTGAAGTAGTTGGCGATCATGACGGCATGATGGGTATGCTACAGAAATTATCAGGCATTCAGCAATCAGGTGATGCAGAAGCCTCTGATTATGCTGACGAAGAAGGTCACGAAGACTCATGTAATGAGTGCGGTGGCATGATGGAAGCCGGTCATTCATGTGGTTCAAAAGAAATGGTTGATGAAGTAGAATCAGAAGACCAAATGGAATTTGAAGTAGCAGAAGCAAACGCCCCTGACTCAGGTGAAGCAGAAGAGCGTGATGAAGAAACAACTGACGCTACACGTGATGCAGCCTTAGCAACAGCCGCTAGCCGGAACTTTGCTAACACTGATGCACCAGTCAGTGAAGAAGAAGTTGACGAAAGCGCACTACAAGCATACTTAGGTAATAAAAAGTATGGAAAAGAAGGTATGGACGCATTGCGTAATGCAGGTCGTGAACATGCTAGTAAAGAAAAAATGGCAAATATTCGTGCCAAATATGACAAACTAGATGAAGAAGACGAAGATGACAAAGAAGTAAAAGAGGCTTATACATTTGAAAATATGTACAAGAAAATTGCAATGTTGTCAGAAGAGTCAACTTCTGAAAAAGATGACAAGGCAGAAAAAGCCGCTAAGAAAGTCGCTAAAGATATCGAATATGACGAAGATCATAAGGGCAAAGATGACAACCGTGCTGAAAAAGCCGGCGAAAAGGTCAAGAAAGATATCGAATACGATGATAAGAAAGACAAGAAAGAAAAGATTGATGAATGGGCAAACGAAGCAGGACCTGATAAAAGAGGTACAGAGGCTTCATTTGAAGAAGATATTGACTTTATGATGAATGTTATTAGTGGTGGATTGAATAAGCGTAAGTCAACTGGTCAAACAACAGTTCCTGTTGTTGCTAGTCAATTAAATCGCACTGTATCGCACAACACTACTGATATCAACGAGTCAGTAAATCAATGGAAGAAGTTAGCAGGCATTATCAAGTAAAAACAAACACATTGTTTTAAATACCCGGCTTTAGTCGGGTATTTTTTTGGCTGGACTACTTTAATCCAAAAACGATAAATACAAACATAAGGTGATTATAATATGGCGCAACGTAACATTGATTTTGGAACATTTCCAGACGATCCAGATGCAGATGCTATTAGAACCGCATTTCAAAAAGTACAAGAAAACTTCTCAGAACTTTTCGGTGGACTTCAAGACCAAGCGGTAATTTCAGTTAATAGAACTTCTGGTGCAGGTATAACAGTAAACTCTCCTACGGGAAACGTAGTAGTTACTGCTAATATTGCTTGTGTACAAGTACACACAAGTACTCTTAGCATTGGTAGAGATTCGAATGGTTCGCAAGATACCTCAATTACCAGTTCATCACAGGTTTTATGGGTCGATCTTCCTGCAAACATTGCAAACGTAGCAAACATTTACTTAACAGGTAACTTGTATGCAAATACTATTACTTCAAATTTACAGTTAAATGGTAACGTTGGAAACTTCAGTGGCAATTTAACTGCGTCAAATTTAATTGCTAACTCAAGACTAGTAGTAACTGGCAATGCTAACGTAGGTAACTTGGGAACAACAACAGGTATCTTTACTGCTAACGTAGATGCAGTAAATTTCAATGGTACTAATGTAGTTGCTACTGGAAATGTATCAGGTTCTAGTGGCATCTTTGTTGGAAATATTTCAGCAGGGAATGCTAACTTAGGCAATTTAGTTACTGCTAACTTTTTCTCAGGTGATGGTTCAAACTTATCTAACGTAGTTGCTGTCGCAGGTAATAAAATTGAAAATGGCGGAAGCAACGTAGTTGTAACTTTGAATGGTAACGTAACTACAACTGTTAATGGTTTTGTTGTTGAAGTAGTTACTACTGGTGGCGTCAATGTTACTGGAACAGGCAACTTCACAGGAAGTCTTACTTCAGTAAATGCTAACTTAGGCAATAGTGTAACAGCAAATTATTTTGTTGGTAACTTATACGGCGCAGCCAATACAGCAACTAGTGCATCAACTGCTGGTACAGTAACAACCAATGCTCAACCTAACATTACATCAGTTGGAACACTGACTTCATTGACTGTATCAGGGAACGCAGGTGCAGGTAATGTTAACGCTGTTGGAGGTGTATTCACTTATGTGTCCGGTGATGGTGGAAATCTCAGCAACATCACAGGTGCTAATATTACTGGCGCTGTTGCTTTTGCAACTACTGCCAATGCAGTAGCAGGTGCTAACGTATCCGGTGAAGTAAACTATGCGGCTAATGCAAATAGTGTTGCAGGTGGAAACGTATCTGGTGCTGTTGCATATGCAACTACTGCTAATAGTGTAGCCGGAGCAAATGTTTCAGGTGCAGTTGCTTTTGCAAATACTGCAAATGCAGTAGCCGGCGCTAATGTTAGCGGTACTGTTGCTAATGCAACATATGCTGTAACAGCAGGAACTGCTAATTCAGTAGCAGGCGCTAATGTCTCAGGTGCAGTATCATTCGCAACAACAGCAAATGCAGTAGCGGGTGCTAACGTAAGCGGCGAAGTAGCAAACGCAACATTTGCAACAAGTGCTGGCACAGCAAACAGTGCAACTGTAGCGGCAAGTGCAAACGCAGTAGCCGGAGCAAATGTCTCAGGTGCAGTATCATTTGCAACAACAGCAAATGCAGTAGCAGGGGCTAACGTATCTGGTCAAGTAGGAAACGCATTAGTTGCAAGTACTGTGTATACTAATGCTCAATCAAATATCACTTCAGTTGGAACTTTGACTTCATTAGCAGTTACCGGTAATACTACATCAGGTAATCTTTATGCTAACTCAGGTACAATCGGGGCTTCATTACTAACTGGTACACTAACTACAAATGCACAGCCAAATATTACATCAGTGGGTTCATTGGCATCATTGACAGTTACAGGAAACATTGGTGCAGGTAATATTAACGGTGGAAATCTTGTCAGTGCTAGTTTCTTTAGTGGTGATGGTAGTGGATTATATAATTTACCTGTTAGTGCCGGTACATTTATTAACAACGGTAATAGTAACGTTTGGTTAGATGCTAATGCTAATCTTAATGTAACTATTGCAGGTACGGCTAATGTAATGCGGGTTACTAGTACCGGAGCCAACATTACTGGCACATTAAACGTTACAAGCAATGCTAATGTAGGTAACTTGGGTGCTACTGGTGTAGTTGCTACTACTATTGCCGGTTCATTAACTACAGCAAGTCAACCAAACATTACATCATTTGGTACATTGACCGGACTTAATGTAGCAGGTACAAGTAACTTAGGTCCAAACAGTAATGTTATTATCACCGGTGGTAGTAACAATCAATTCTTATTATCAGATGGCACAGGTGGTGTCAAGTGGATTACTCCTGCAAACGTAACCACTGCACCCGGTGCTAATACAAATATTATCTTTAACGATAATGGTAGCATCAATGCAACATCAGGATTAACATTCAATAAAACTACTAGTGCGTTAAGCGTAACTGGCAATGCAAACGTTGGCAACATCGGAGCAGCCGCAGGTGTGTTCACTACTGTAGCAGGTTCGTTGACTACAGCAAGTCAACCAAACGTCACCTCAGTTGGTACACTAACAACATTGGGTGTAAGTGGAAATATCACAGCAGCCAACATCACTGCTAACTCTGGTGTATTCACTGGCAATGGTAATGGATTAACTAATATTCCGGGTGCTAATGTAACTGGAACTGTGGCAAACGCAACTTATGCAACAAGTGCAGGCACTGTAACAACTAATGCTCAGCCTAACATCACATCAGTTGGTGCATTGACTTCATTGATCGTGAGTGGAAATCTTAACGCAGGCAAAACAGCAATTTCAGCAGGAACAGTAACTTCTAATGTTCACGCATTAACTGTATTACAAACTTGGAATAACGCAGGTGTACAGTTTAGTGCAATTGAGGTAGATATTACTGACACCGCATCATCTGCAAACTCATTGTTATTAGATTTGCAAGTTGCAAACGTAAGTAAATTTGCAGTAAGTAAAGAAGGCAACATATTCTATTCCGGTGTAATCACGGGTAATGGTTCAGGTCTAAGTGCAATAGCCGGTGCTAATGTATCCGGTGCTGTATCTAGTGCTACAAGCGCAACTACTGCTGGAACAGTAACAACTGCGGCACAAGGTAATATTACTTCAGTCGGTACACTAACAAGTTTAGCAGTAACTGGTAATATTAGTGCAGGTAACGTAAGTGCTACGACATTCACTGGTGCATTATCAGGTGCGGCAACAAGTGCAACTACTGCTGGTACAGTAACAACTGCGGCACAAGGTAATATTACATCAGTTGGTACGTTAACTTCATTAGCAGTAACTGGAAACATCAGTGCAGGTAATGTAAGTGCAACAACATTTACAGGCGCACTAAGTGGCGCGGCAACAAGCGCAACAACAGCCGGTACAGTAACAACTAATGCTCAACCCAATATTACATCAACTGGTACATTGACTTCATTAACAGTATCAGGTAATGTAAGTGCAGGTAATGTAAGTGCAACAACTTTCACTGGTGCATTATCAGGTGCGGCAACTACAGCAGGAACGGTTACAACTAATGCTCAATCTAATATTACATCAGTTGGCACACTAACATCGTTGGGCGTAAGTGGAAATATCATTGCGGCTAACATTACTGCGAACTCCGGAGTATTCACTGGTAATGGTTCAGGATTAAGTGCAATAGCAGGTGCTAATGTAAGTGGTGCAGTAAGTTATGCTACAACAGCAAACGCAGTAGCAGGTGGTAATGTCTCTGGTAACGTCAATGCGGCATTGGTTGCATATTCTGTAGCAGGTGCTAACGTATCAGGTCAAGTAGGTAACGCATTAGTAGCAGGTACTGTTTATACAAATGCTCAACCTAATATTACATCAACTGGTACATTAACAAGTGTATCAGTAACAGGAAATGCTAGTGCTAATAATTTTGTTGCAACAAGTTATCATATTCGTTCTGTAGGTACTGGCATTTCAGCAGCCGGTTCAACACAAGGAACTGCAACAACAATCTCTAAAGAAATTAATATTGTTTCTACTGTAGCCTCAGGTGCTGGTGTTATTCTTCCAGCAGTAGCAGGTGCTGTAATTACAATCACTAATACTTCTGCTAACTCTTTGTTAGTATATCCTGCATCAGGAGCCGCAATCAACTCATTAGCGGCAAACACAGGATTTACTCAGGGTGCAGGTTCAACCTTACAATTTATTGCCCCAACTACAACTCAGTACTATACAGTTGGCGCTACTTATGCCTAAGAAAGGAATTATTAATGGCTAAAGCAAAATCAGGTAACGGTAATCAAAAAGTCACATTCAGTGATCAAACAAAAGGAAAGACTACTATTGGAGCATCGCATAGTTCCATTAAGTTTTCTACTATGAATAAGCATAAGCGTACAAATTATAAAGCATATCGTGGTCAAGGTAGACCGTAAAAAAAGGATAAAAAGTATGTCAAAAGTCACATTAGAATTATTAAAAGAAATTTGTCCTAAGACTAAATCAACAGTCTTAGCAAAATACGTAGAACCATTAAATGAAGTAGGCGAACACTTTGGATTGTTTGAAAATCCAAAGAGAATGGCAGCATTCTTAGCACAAGTAGCACACGAATCTGGTGGTTTTAACTTTGTGAAAGAAGGATTAAGTTATTCAGCGGTTTCACTGAATAAAGTTTTCAAAAAGTATTTCCCAACAGTAGCAGCCGCAAAAGCATATGAACGTCAACCTGCAAAGATTGCAAATAAAGTTTATGCAAGTCGTATGGGCAATGGTCCAGAAAGTTCAGGTGATGGTTACAAGTTTTGCGGGCGCGGATTAATTCAATTAACCGGCAAAGACAACTATACTCGTTTTGCTAAATCAATTGGTAAAACATTAGATGAAGCAGTTGCATATCTAGAAACTTCTGACGGCGCAGTAGCGAGTGCAGGTTGGTTTTGGGATGCAAACAAGTTAAGTGTTTATGCAGATAAAGGCGACTTCGTAGGTCTAACTAGACGTATCAATGGTGGTACTATTGGTCTTGCAGATAGACAACATCACTATGATATTGCACTTAAGGCGTTAGCAGACTAAGGAATAAAATGGCACAACCAATTTGGAATACTGCATCAGGCTCTATAGGAACTTTCCCTTCGGGAGTTGTTATGGTTTATCAATTATCCGCATCGGCAGTTTTACCTGCCGTAACAGTAACCTATGCAGTTATTAGTGGTAGTTTACCTAATGGGGTAACAATGGATGAAGATGGCTTGATCGCCGGTATTCCAACGTTGGTAACATCTGATGTTTCATACTCATTTGTAGTAAGAGCAACAGATAACTATGCAAATTTACGTGATAGAACGTTTACTATCACTACATCAGGTGCCGCAGTTCCTCAGTTTACAACACCAACTGGAACAATTACTACGACATTAGACAGCACATGGATTGAAATTCCAGTTGAATATTTAAACCCGGTATCGACTAATCCAGTTAGTATTAGATTAATTCAAGGACAACTGCCTCCTGGCATTGAAATTAATACTACTGGGCTATTGCGTGGATATGCGGCACCCCCATTAATAAATTTAAATCTTGGGTTAGTAACTACTTCAGCAGTTGCATCTAGTTCAAATACTGTTGTATGTTTAAGTACATCTGGATTTAGAGTAGGAAGACCGATACAGTTCACTGGTACTGTATTTGGTGGAGTCACCTTTGGACAAACATATTATATACAATCTATTATAGATGAATCTACCTTTACTATCTCAACAACAGTAGGCGGACCTGTATATCTATTAAGTGATGCTGTAGGATTTATGAACGTTACTCTTCCTAATATTTCTATTGGACAACCAACTGTACAGACATATTCATTTACATTGAAACTTGAAAGTCCTTTAGGTAGCGACATTGAATCATACTCAATTACAGTAATTAATCAAAATGCTACTGGCGGAGAAGGCGGGCCATCGTTCCCACCTAATACCAGAGTTCCAACTATCTATAATACTAGACCATCTACCTATAATATTTCTGCTAACGAACAAGATTTTGGATATTACGTATTGCCGCCTGACTCAGGCGGATTCACATATGCACCTTCTGAATTAGCATACATTGGAAAAATTACTAGTGATAATTATTTCACTTTTAGAATGTTAGGTCATGATTTTGATGGCAATGCACTTGAGTATGTATTTGCTGATTTGCCTTTAGGTCTAGTAGGTAATATTACTACAGGTTGGATTGAAGGGACTCCTATTATTGCAGATAATAGCATCAACGAATTTTCATTCAGTGTTGCAGTTCGTAAAGCCGCAAATCCAGCAATCACTACACCAAACTTTAATTTCTCATTTAGAATTAGAAATGAAATCGTAGGTGATATCGCATGGTTGACCCCCTCAGATTTAGGTCAAATTTTTAACGGCACAGTAAGTACTGAAAGAGTCAAAGCAATCAGTGATGTTACATTACAATATAGATTGATTGGTGGTCAGTTACCACCTAACTTAACACTGTTATCTAATGGTGAAATCTCTGGTGTTGTGGCATATCAGCCTACTGAGGTGTTCTTAGATCCAGGTCTTACTACTGATTTCTCATTTACTATTCAGGCGTACTCTCCTCAGTTCCCCGTAATACAAACTACTAGAACGTTTACTTGGAGTGTTTATCAGGAATACAATCAACCAACAGATACACTGTATATTAAGTGTGTTCCATCTATTGCAGATAGAAGATTATTAGCATCACTGTTAAACAGTACTTCATTGATTCCAGAAGACTCATTGTATAGGCCCAATGACCCATACTTTGGTAAAGCAACTAGTATCATCTATGAACATGCTTATGGTATCTATGCTAGTAGTTTTGAACAATATGTTGCGGCTATTACAAAGAATCACTATTGGAGAAACATTACATTAGGTGAATTAAAGACTGCTATTGCACGTGATGACAATGGCAACATCATTTATGAAGTCGTGTATAGTCAAGTGATTGATAACTTAGTTAATCCATCGGGAACTAGTATTCAAGAAGAAATTTATTGGCCAAGACCTATTCCATTAGAATTGGGTCCATGGTATACAAGTGAAACGAATTTGTTTACCAGTTATGTTTCAGCACCAAATGGTCAAGAGTTTTACA